CTCCTGCAATCTTTGAGGCCATAAATATGGTATCTTGGACCTTAGCAGAATATTGATAAGCTTCTGCCATGCCTCCAAGGAATCTCATACTGTTTTGTACAGCATTACCTGCACTCATCTGAATAGCCCTGTTCCAGTCATTCATATCATTCATCATATTGTTGAATGATTGTGAAATTTTACCGGTTTCAGAGCTAAACTTATCTCGGAGTACCATTGATACCCCGACTTCTACTAAACTTTTTGTATCTCCTATCATGTTGACATTTTCTTCTTCATTTGTTTATAATAATTCTCAGCTATGAGTAGGAATTTCTTTCTTTTACGAACGGGTAGACACAAAAAGGTGAGATAGTCTAAGACTATCTCAGCCCGAGTAATGTATATGTAATCTTCCTCTAAATTATATCTCCCGTCAAGTAGAAAAAATCAGGAGCAGCCATAATTGGGTAATCCATCATGTTCCCAGTTTCTGGATTTTCGATTTGAGTATATCCATGGAAGATTGGGTCTACTGTATTTACCAACCGATGAATTTCTGCCATATCCCTTGATGAGAATAGAGAGAAGTTTTCTACTTTCTCAAATTTATCATCCACCTTTAACTTAAGGTTACGAAGAAGAAGAGTAGAGTGTCGAGTAAGTTTACTTGGTGAAAGCTGAACCATCTGAGACTCTTTTTCTCCATCCATCAATTCGAATTGGATTACCTTACCTGAGTTCAATTCCTCTGTATATTGCATAAGAGTAAATCCATCTTCTCCTTTTCTTCCCGGGTAGTAAGGAATGGCATTGGGTTTTTCTTCCATTTCTTGTTCTGTAGGAAGTACTGCATAATCGAAAAGAAATTCTCTCAAGTCCTGAGAGTAAGTTACAGAATCCTTGTTATCCCATTTATAAGTAAATTCTACTTCCTCTCCCAAAGAGAAGATTCGAGAATTAAATAGGATACAGTATCTATCCAGCAAAGGTAACTTAAGAGCATCCTCTATGGTTAATCTACCTGACTTAGTAGCATTCGTTTTAATTACTATTGCTGAAATATACTTGGTAAGATTCATAAGATTCTTTGAATCTACCGGGTTGGTGATAATTTCTTCATCTTCACCATTCTGCTCTCTGATTTCAAAAAGTCTACCAGAAGGAGCAGTGAATACTAAGGTTCTTAGTGTCATATCCATTTTATCTAATTTTTAAAAGTTCATAATTTCATAGTAGCGGTAAGTATCAACAAGAAAGGGGTGAAACTCCTTATCTAGGAATCCCACCCCTCCACCTAAAACTCTAGTAAGAAAATGACTAAGAGAGTTAATACTTATCGCAAGTACCAACAGAAAATTCGATATTTTCTATGGTGTTTTCTGAAGCCATACGATCTAAGTCAAGGCCAGTTACTTTACAAGGCCAAACTTCTTCAAGCAGCCAAGTATTTAGGACGGATACTCCATCTTCTGCAAGTTCATTTACAATAGCAGTTTCCCAATATTCACTAGGAACTAATCCACCTCCAGCTATCATATCTTGGCAAGAGTATAGCCAATCTTGAAGCCAGGTATCCGAACCAGCAGTAGTTAAGAGTTTTTCTACTACCAGATTACCTACGGTAACTCTACCAGCAGTTTTTACATCTCTGTTTACATCTCCATGAGCAACCTGGTCAATCTCTATATCCGGAAGTTGGCAAGTCTGGAATAGGTAGGTATTGATAGGATGTTTTGGGAAAGAGATGCTCCATAGGAATTTCTTTCTAGGATTCTTTACTTTTGCTCCCATATTTTATGATTTTAATGTTATTCGTTTTCTGAAATGTTAACTGAATTAGAAGCTGCATCGATTACAATGTTAATTGTAATTTCTTGCATAGGAACAATATCTTTGTACTTCAGGATTACTTTGTACTTACCCTGACGGACATCAGCTTCATTATTTACAGAGAGTTCTGAATAAGAACCAGCATCCTGGTCGCCCATCCATGTGTACTCTGACATAGCATTTTCATCTACCAGATTATCCAGGATTGGTTTTACCTCAAGATAAATATTTTTCCAAGTACTCCAGATATTGGGTTCTTCCAAATATTTATTCAAGATAGGACGAAGAGTCTTCTTCAAGTACAGATTCAATCTTACGATTGAAAGGAATCTTTCTGAATCCTGTTTTACTTGAGAAGAGAAGCAATGCCATAACATGGTTTGTTTACCAGAAGATGGAGTATCTTTGATTACAATCATGTTGGCATACATCTGAGCCAATTCGTCCAGTTCATTATAACGAGAATCACTACCATAATTAGGACTTACTGGGCCCTGACCATCGTAGATTATTCCTCGGTTCATACCGGCAAATGACTTCCAAGGTCCATAGTTAGAAGCAGAAGTATCACCCAAACCGAAGATGGTACCCATTACATCGGAATTACTAAGTAATCCGAATTCGTTGTAGTACTTGATACCACCTGCAAAGTAGGCTACATATTTAGAGTTACCGATACTACCCAAACAGCTATTAATCCAGGTTATAATACTCTGCTTATTTCTAGGCTGAGTTCCCTGAGTATAATGGGTGGTGTATTTTGGTACTTCAATGTAGTAAGTGTACTCTTGTAATTCAGCACACATTTCTTTAGCAGCCTTGTGTACTTTTAGTACATCTTGGTCTGTTTTCAAATGCTGATGAATATGAGAACATGATAACTGATAGATATCAGTGTAATCCTTTACCAAATCCAAAGAAGCAATCCATTCATCTGCAGTAGGATCAGCACCAGCAGTACCAAGTGTACCATTAAACATAACCTCTTCTGCAGTAGGTTCTTTACCTCCAACTTGAATAGTTAACGGATTATCGGTTTGGTCAATTGAAGTCTGAAGCCAAGATACTAAGTTCTCGAAAGATTTAATCTTATCGGTAGTAGTTACCATCTTAGGTTCCAGGTATGCAGAATTACTAGCAAAGTTACTTAAAGCCAAGTAATCTACAGAAGTTTTATTCTGAGCATCCTTAGTTTTGTAAGTAATTACTGGACCCGATTCCAAGATAGAACCATTGGCATCATAGATGTTATAGAAAACAGTATTCACCGATTTAGAGAAACCAACTTTGAAAGATTTTCCAGAACCAATGGGATCACCATAACCTTTAGTTACCAAACCAAAGCTTACTGTAGTATTTCCTGAAGTAAATTTGAATATTTCTGAAGCTTGAGCATTTTCTGTTACCTCTTCAGTTTCATCTTCAGTAAATTCGGCCTCTTCGGCTTTAGTAACAGTACCCTTTTTAGCACCTGCTCCCAATACACGAATAATTCTTAGCTTAGAACCTCCTACTAAAGCTTTCTCTATGTTGGATACAGAACCATCAGGTACAATCTCTTTACCAAATATTCTTTGGAATTGAGAGAAAGAAGTAATTAATTCTGAAGGATCATCATAGGGACCTTTTTCAGTTCTAGCCAAGAAACATGATACTCCTAAAAGTGGAGTAGTCTGTTGAACATTGTTGTTCTCGAACTTAAAAACAACTCTGGGTGATTTTGACATATCCTTGTGTTTTATAGGTTAATATATTTAATTAATACCAGTAAGTATCGTTACCTTACTGGTATTATTAGAAAATTAATCCTCTTTATTCTTAAATAAACCTCCAATAGCCTTAATCACATCATAGAAACCACATCCCGATAAACCAGCAGCTAATCCATAAATTAATACCTGATAGAAAGGATAGTTTTCTAATAAGGGTGTAAGTTGTAATCCCCAAGCTATAATACATATGAGAATACCCACTAAGGCAGATATACCAATCTTAGCAAGTTTGTTGTCTTTGATAGCTGGGATTACCTTTAGTACCTGAGTAACCAAGGATGATACCAAAGTTACTATACCAGTAAATGTACCAAGATTAATTACGAACTCTGAACCAGTTGAAGGTTCTACTTCTGTAGCAAACAATGACACTGGTAAAATGAGTGCCATCAGCATAAACACTAACTTTTTCATTTTAGTAAATTTTTGAGTTAAACATGTATATTGAGATTGAGCATCTCCTCGTCCTTTTGGTATTCTGGTCCTAGTAAAAGACTTATATCTCTTATAGGTAATAGATCCCCCATTTCTACCAGGTTTTCTGGTATAATACCATCTTTACATACATATTGATAGACCTTTTCCAATAACCCATGTGATTCATCGGGATGATCATAGAAATTACCAATCTCTATAAATAAGTTCCCAGTAGGAGCTATCCTACCTTTATCCCATTCTTCTAAATCATTGAAGTAAGGTCTTATATAGCCTCGAGTAGGTAATGCTTCATAAAGAATAGAATGTAGTAATCTCATATCATTCTGAGTAGTTGCTACCAAATGAATATCAATAGTGATATCTTTAGTTTCGTAAGGGAACTCAGACATCTGATAATTGCCTGCCTCTAATTTATCTCCAATGATATATTTCTCTACTCCGATATCTCCAGGATAATAAGCAGTGCTTTCTATAGTTATCCTGGGACATGTTTTAGGACCTCTTACCTGGTTATTACCTATACCAAATAAGTAAATGAACTTATCTATTGCTTCCTTATCTTCTTGGAATCTCTTTTCATTCTCTTGTGATAAAGGTAGATAATCTTCGGGGTTAAGTCCCATCTTCTTTTCTAAGAGAACATTCAATAAGCATATATAGAAGGTTCTCTCTACTATCTCTTGTGAATTTACCATAATTACCTCCTATCTTACTTTCATAACATAAGCCAATACGTAGTATGGTGGTCTATTCTCATGAGGTTGATTACCACCAGTTGGACCAGTTTGAGCCCCTGAATCATAAAATGGGTGTGGTCGGTTGTTTGCATTATCTCCCCATTCGTGAGTTTCTATACGAATCTTATTGTATGAATGGGTATGGCTTGGCATTTCTTCCACGGTTAGCCTATGTTCTTTTTCTCCTCCAGTATTACCAATACTACTGTAATCTGGGTCACTAGAATCTACTCCAACTACGAATCTACCACTTAAATCAGGAACACTTATATAACCTGCCCTAGTAGAAGAAGTATTATATTTCTCACCAATGGCCTTATATAATTCGGGATATTCAGCTATACTTACCTGACCTCCATTACAGAGTACATAGTTCTCTGGAACTCCAGGGCCTGACCATAGTTTGATTATACCTATATCTCCCGAAGTTTCCTTTTTACCCTGTTTACAAGTTACACTTATAGTTTTACCAGATTCCTCTTGAGTAAATATTACTTGACCTACTCGTTCATTATACATATTATCGTTTAAGCTCATGATAAGAGTAGTACCAGAGCCAGATACATCTCCCGAGTTTTCCCTAGTATAATTTACATTAACTGGATCACCAACTTTCTTTCCATTGATTACCATTTGTTTAGTAGATACAATAGTAACCTCTTTACTTTCTCCTGTAGGCTCAAAGTATAATTCAGTGGGTGAAACTCTGAAAGTGTATTCATAATTGCCTTCCCCTTTCTTGTGGATAAGCTTTACTTCTTTAGTTGACCCATCTACAGCTTCTACTGTTAAGATCTGAACTATATCTTTGTCCGTAGCATTCTTTTCTTCCGGTGTTACTGTTATAACAGTCCTACCTGAACCTTGATTTTTACTTATTGTAAATCCCATTATCTATATTTCCTTATTTCTTTACGAAGTTCTCTTACTATAGTTTCCTTCAGAACCTTCTTACCACCTACTTGTTCGAAAGCTGGTGCCCATAGAGGTCTTGGAGGTAAATTACCACCTCTAGAACCATATTCCAACATGATAGCTACTTGGTTCAAGGTTCTTTTACTAGTCCTATCACCCTTTCGGGTTTTCTTAAGATTAGTAGGTATACCTACGTAAGTTCGATTCTTCTGTTTTACTATTTGTACTGATCTCAAATACTGACCCGTATAATTCAAAAGGGTATGCTCTCCATATCGTTTAATAGTATTAGCAGAGTGAGGATCCCAATGGGTTCCTCTTGGAGGAGTACCTGTTCTTAGGCATTTTTTCACAAGTCTGAGAAGTTGATTGCCGAATTTCTCAGTAGCTCTATCATAAGCATTCCTCATGATAGAAGGAGTTTCTGCAATTAACCTCTCAGCTCTAGCCTGTTCTTTTGGGTCAGTATATATCTGTAAGTCTCCCAAGGGAGTACTTATAGTTATGTTTACTGACTTACTTGCCATCTGGATTTTCCTTCGGTTTATTCAAGCCAAGTGAATCCATCATAAGGTTTATGGCTTGCTGTTGTGATTGTAATACTGATACTACATCTTTCCTGAATGAAGCGAATTCTTCATTGAATTGACTACCATTAGTGGGCTCCTTGTTTTCAAACATAGCAAGGATATTATCGCATTCCTTTATTATGTTCTCGTATTTACCCACATTATTAATAATACCAAGAGCCTGTGACCTTTGCAATGATACTTCGTTTACAATATTACTTCCAACTAGAGTGTAGTACACATTGTTATAAATACCCTCATTCCCATCCGAAGGTAAATATACGGTTACTGTACCAATGGAATCTTGAAGAACAATTTCTATAAGATTAGAAAAGCCATCACCATTTTCATTAGCTCTGGGTTTACTTTCTCCTACCTTTACTACTTTAGCTCGGTCAAAGATTGGGTACATTGATCTTCTGTCTCTTTCTAGAGTAAAGACTAAATCTCCTCTTTGTAATGATTTAAATTTCATTTCTTCCATACTGCATTATTTTTATTGATTAGACTTAATCCCATTTGAACCATACTGGGATTCTGTTTCATAAATTCTACTAGGTTCAAGAAATTATAGTATCCATAGATATCTATCAGTCTTTGTGCTTCATCGGCTACTCTCTTTGCTACCTCTAAATTAGGAGCCGGTAGTTGCATTTGGAGAGTAAAGGTTTGTAGTTTATTATCTTCTTCCATGTTTCTTACTAGATTAAAAGAAAAAAGGGAAATACCCACTACAGATACCTCCCTTTTCCCTAATCAACTTTAATAGAAATTATGCAGTTTTATTACCCAAAGCCTGTACTACTGAGTTAATAATGTTTTGATCTCTTTGAGCATCAACTACTCGATTCAGTCTAGCAATTTCTTGGTCTTTTGCAGTGTTCTCAATCAGACACTTAATCTCTTGCTGGCCTTTCATTACCTCGCAATGATTACGTTCTGCCTGAAGAGCTAATCTGTTTTCGGATTCTCTAACTAAGCTCTTAATTTCACAGCAGCAATTTGACTGTTGATGTTCCATCTGGCAAAGACGATCCATAACCCGATTGAACCCTGCTCCCATTTGATCACGAGAATCCCGGATATCAGAATTAGTCTTATAACCAAGATCACAAAGACCACGTTCAGTAGCAAAGCGATTGTTAAGTACTTCTTTACCTACACCCTCTACTTGTCTAGAAACTCCTGCAACTTCAGAAGTAACTCCACGAGCAGCATCAGATATGTCTTTGTAAATACCAGCTTTTGCTTCCTGAACAGTAGATTCCACTTTTTGGATATCAGCTTTTGTGTCATTGATTTTGTCCCACACAGAAACTGCAGCAGCACCAAAACCACCACCTACTAAAGCTCCACCGACAGCACCCCAACCGGAGCCCCATCCTCGATTATTACAACATTCATCACTATAACGATTACGATCCGCAACCACTACAGTACCTTCACCAGATTTAACTTCCATAATGATTTAGTTTTAAAGTTAATAATTAAATTTATCTATCAATAAATGTACTAGTGTTGTGTTTAGGATTAAATTGTCTAGGTGGGCCAAGAAACATCCCAATGATGGGTATTATTCCCCTCTTCAATCCTAAAGTTACCAATTGATAACCATAAACCTCTTACAGAATTATAGGCCCATACATAAACATTATCTCCAATCCCTCTATCCTTAGTAGTACTTTGAATAGAATTCACTTTTATTTTACCTTCTGTTGAGTTTACTATAATACCCTCACGTATTAAGCTCATATCATACATAAAGTCAGAAGTATCAGAAGTATGAGGCATATTAGCCGTATCAAATAATCCCCACGTATCTTGATCATTACCATTTGAAATATTTAAACGTAATTCCAATCTAAAATTATTATCTTTTCCTTCTTGATTGACTCTGAAAATTACCGTTTTTCCAGATGGCTTCTGTCTAACAGTATCGGCTGCAGTTCTTACAGAATAACCTGCTTCACTTATATTTGCCATAAACCTAAAGGGAGATTGAGAATCAGTTGTTAATACTATACCTACAGATTGAGTTTCTATCTCCGGATTAACCACTTCTACATCGTCTGCAGATAATGGACTACCATTGTGAGTAGAGATAAGATTAAATACATGTTTACTTACCAATCCACCTGAGGGAGCAGAGAATGTGAAATCAGTGTGATGACCATTACCTTCTGGGTTAGTAATATAAAACTCATATACATCCCCCGCTTCTTGAATTATTGTCAGAGTACAAGTTTTACCCGATTCTCCTTGAGTAAAGGTAATAATTCCTGTTCTAGATGAACTACTGTTATTAGTGGCTACCTTATATGTAGCCCCAGCACCTGAACCAGATATAGTAATCCAATCCGCATTAGAAGATAAAGCCCAATTAAGGAATTGATTACCATTCTTCCTAGAATATACTCTTACAGGTCTATTGTATGATGAATCTGAACTTGGCCAACCAGAATAAGTAAGAGAAGTACTCAAAGAATCCTCCGAGTTTTCTCTAATACCAAACTCATAAGTTGAAGCACTCTGTTGTACAGTTTGTACTAACTCTCTATCTAAGCCATTAGGTTGATTAGCTCTGATTGTAAGAGTTCTGCTTGCAGGCTTTGAATGCTCAGGTATGGTAATAGTTACTTTAAAGTAATAACCACTCACATTAGTAATAGTTTCGGTTACTCCGGATGGCAAAATAAGAGTAGGTTTAATAGCTTCGGTAGAACTTAAAGAACCGTTAACATATCTAGACCTATAACTCTTTATATAAAAAGAAATATTACCTCCCTCACCTCCAACAGTACCCATGGATAAAGTACTAGTTTTATAACCCATACTTTGTTGGGTACTGTGCTCAAATACCATACCACTACTAGGATAAGTTACCTCAGCCGAATTCTGTGTAATGGTTAAATATACAGGAGTTGCCGTATCGTAAGTAAACTTAATCTTAAAAGTTCTAGGTGATGAGTTAGGGTTTGGTGCTACACTAATACTACATCCACTAGAAGTTTTACCAGAGATGGTAATATCAGATGAAGTTCCCTCAACTACTTCAGCTGAAGTATAAGTAGTTCTAATGTTTTCTATATAAGTTCCGTTTATATATTTATCATAATTGGCATTTACTGTCAATCTAAATCCTGAACCAGTTCCAGGTACATTTTTAGTAGTTGGGTCTATAGATAGGTGATCTACATAAGTTACTTGACCTCCTTCCTGAGAAATTGAGATAGTCTGGTCTGTAGCAGTTGGGAAATCGAAAGTAACCGTAAAATTTCTAACAGAACCACTATTACTTGGGATAGAAATACTATTACCACTAATAGAAGCCGGACTAGAAACTCTTACGGTAGCAGTTTCTGATTCTGTATAACTATTACCTTGACCATTCCAAGTATAAGTTCTACTTGCACTCTTAGCAGTTACATTAGATTGACCTCCACTGTAACTGAAAGAAGTTTTATCTACTCTACAGTTATAATTCCATGAAGAATAAACTTTTCTACCTGCTGCCTGGGTAAATGTTGCCTGTAGGGTTTTACCCGAATACTTCTGAGTCCAAGTTACAGTGATTGATTTACTATTAGTAGATGTATTGTTGGGTACTATTCTACCTTTATTACCGTCGTAATCTGTAGTATACCAAGAACCTTCCGAAGTTTTAGTGACATCATTCGCCAAACTTTGAGAGATAGTAGTATTAACACCGTTTACTTGCTTAACTCGATTAGAAGCATATGAACCAAATGGATATGTACCTCCAGTAGCTGGAGCATTAAAAGAGGGATTACCGTTCGAATCCCACTGGAATGTATAAATCCATTGCTCGGCATTGATATCCTCTAACTTGACACATTCATTGTTACCGTAGCTAGCAGCATTACTAATTACAATAACCTTGTCAACATTGGAGTCCTTACCATTATTGAGTGCTAACAACTCAGCCTTGGTAGGGCACTCATTAGAGGTCTTACCAAGGCCGGTCTTATTCAGAATAGCACTCCAAGTTGCTATTTCTGCCATATTACTTATTGATTAATTGTTTCTTAAAGTCTTCGAATTCTTTTCTCAATAACTTAACTCCTTCGAGAGCCATGACACTGAGCATTTCATATTCTACTACTTTTACTTTTACATATTCCTGACCATCTTCTCCGACGAAAGTTTCGAATCTAGATTGGTTAGGTACTTGAGAAGCAGGTATAGTATTCTCTGATACCAACAGAGGTTCGATTTCCTCTAAGCTCTGAGCAATAGTTCCCACTTGGTATTTACCATTCATCTTGAAGTGAACCGTAGGTATATTGCAGATTTGGTCTAGAGTATGATTCAAATTCTCTACTTGAGATTTTAATCTACCATCAGATTCCTTCCAGAAACCAGAAGCTGCAGTAGTTTTAGCAAATACTACTTGGTCTGTAGTAGCCAATCCTAATTGAGCTCTAGTTACATTGTGTGGATTATCCTTTCTATTTGCATGGGTACTTAAGTCGGTCTGAGCTTTTGTACCTGCAGCCTTAGCCTCTGCAATAGCAGTAGCTTGAGCAGTAGATACTGGCATATCTGCTGGAGCTAAGTTCTGTACATTACCTAAACCTACCTGAGCTTTGGTTACATTGTGCGGATTACTCTTATTGCCGATATGAGCATCTAAGCTTTCCTTGATTACTCTATCAGAATCTTGGATTAATCTCTCTAATGTAGTTTTAGCAGCATCAGTATAAGCCTTAGCTTCATTCAGGGCATTGGTAATATCTCCATTTAGACCAGAGTTAAGTTTGTTGAACATCTCCCGAGTCAATACTCCAGCTCGATTAGCATTAGCAGCTAGGATCTCTAATGTTTGTGTAGTAGCTTCACCATATACTCCCTCAGCTTTAGTAGATTTATTGATCTGTACCCAAACTTTATCTGTATTCTGAACTACTCCTTTACCAGAAATTATAATAGTACTTGGAATAGAATCAAATAATTTCTTATNCTGTTTATGAGGTTGTGCCGTATAATGATCATCTTGATCAGTTACAAATTGTTTACGATAATAATGGTATTTTAATTGTACATAATCGGTATATGCTTGACCAAATTCTATGGTATCTACAATAGAATTTGGAATACTGTTGGTTATAGCAGTAGCTTTTCTACCTTTAGCACCATCATAAGCAGTACCAGTAACTTCTCCCAAAATCAGAGAAGAAGTATTACTATCTACAAATTGAGTACCTGACCAACGAAATTGATAAGGAGGTTCATCCGGAGTAATATTCAGATATATCTTACCTGATTCTCCAGTGATAGGGTTAGCATGGTCTGGGTCAGAGTATAATTTAATATTGCTCAGTTTTCCAGTTTCACTAACCTCATAAGTAGCATAACCCTCGATAACATCATCAACATAAGAAGGCAATTGACTAGAGGGTACTAATCCATTACCATCCAAAGAAGCCAATCCATTAGCTTGGCCCTTAGTTGCTACAAAATCATCATGCTTCTTTTCTAATTTATTGATATTAGTTTGTAACTTATTATCCAATGCCGTATCTGCATCTTTTCTATCTTGGATTTCCTTGTCAATAGTACCCATCAAGTTATTATCATATTCAGCACGGGAATCTGCCTCGTCCTTGATAGCCTGAGTGAGTTTAGTGTCCAATGCCTGGTCAGCTGCTTTTCTATCCTCGATTTCTTGGGCAAGAGAAGTTTCAGAAGCTTCTTTCAGTACTTCAATTGCATCTTTTCTATCTTGGATTTCC